CGGCAGTGAAAGTCTTTGTGGTTTGATCTTCCAAACTGAAGAAATATCCGGCAGGAAATAAAATCTGCAATGACGGAGTAGCCGAAGGCTGAACAAGATGAGCACCAACCGCTTGATGCTGCGATGTGCCAGCAGCAACAGTTCCAAGTGGGCCAGTCCATCCTGTGTCATCGAACCTGAATATAGCAATCGACTTCGCACGATTTACTGCTGAAATAGGATTAGTAACGTTGTCGCCAACCGCAGCAGGAACTTCGCTGGTGCGATAAATTTGAAGTTCGAAATCAGCCGCAGTCGTTACTACGTTTCCAGATGCCGGAGTCAGATCAATTTCAGCAGCAAGTATTTTGCCATATCTGAACCCTGACATATTAAATGTCGCACGAACAACCGACCCTGCCGAGGCGCTGTTACTCACCTCATCACCAGCAGCATAAGCAGTAGCGTCTGCCGGCCTGGCGATAGTGCTACGAAGGCGCATGATTTTCATGGCGTCACGCAATCGGGCTGGTTTCTTTGCCCTCAAGGTAAAGCAGGAGTGCCCGAACCCCTAGAATTACCTGAAGCTTGTTCGCATACACCGAGTCATTGACACGCAGTTCAATGGCCTCGCTGGAAGTCGATGCGCCTTCGGTGACGAGACTTTCGATCTGTTCACCAAGGATTACGGAATAGAAACGATCTGCCATGTTTGTCTCCTGATGCGATCAGGGGGCCGAAGCCCCCTTGATCCGGTTAGATGATGTATTCTACCCAAACTGCCATCGTGCCAGTTGCAGCGGCACCGGCCGAAACAGCAACAACATCATAGTTGCGCTGCGAGTCCGCAGACAAACCAAGACGTTCCCACAGCGGCTCCTCGGCCTCATCAATGAGCGTAGCTCCACGCTCAAAGGTGATTTCGGTGATACCGACAGCAGCAGTTGCCACGTCCAGANCCGAAGCGAAGAAGTCTTGATCAACAACAGCACCACCGTTTCCAGTAGTCTGGTACAGACCGACGTTCATCGTAACGCTAGTACCAAGATCGTCGCATGAATAGAAGCAGCGAACCATCTTGGCATTGGATGGGACTTCGCAGAAGCGGTAGGTCGATGCCAGATCGCCGCCGGCACATTCAACCTTGCCGTAGGCGCGGAACACTTGGCCAGGATTGGATGTAGTAGATACAGCCGGAGTAGCATCACGATTCGTAATGAAGCCGGATTTAAGGTCTTCAGTAGCCATTTTTCATTCTCCTTTCAAAGATAATTTTCGCCATCTAGGAATCCTGCTAACCAATGAATATCCCTAGAAGTTATCACGCCCGGTAGCTCTCAATCGCATACACCTTGTTTTCTTCAAGGCGTGTGGCACCAGCAGACATTGTAGTGGTAATTTCCCAAGGATCGCCCTGAATGTCATGGCGCGGATGAACATCGTTCTGCACATCTTCCCACAGACCAATGTACATCCCCGACTTGCACCACACCGGCAAAGTAACCTCATTCGTTCCAGCCAGCAATTGTTCTATCAGTTGTGACTGGCAGAACGTGAAACCCAAGAACGAGACAACGCGCCCATCCTTTAGAACAGCATCGCCGCCATTGAAGTCGGATGAGATAATCTGAATTTCGTTCAGAAGCGAGGCATTGTCGGCGGCTGTCAAGCCGCAATATACTTCTTCTGTCTCGAAGTCTACGAACTGACTCTCCATCTGTTCCCGTACAGCTTTGAGTTTGGCTACGTTCAACTTCGAGTTGGCACCGCCAACAGCTACGTCAACCTCATTGCCTGCTGTGAAAATGGTTGAAGTTCCGCCATTCTCTCCAGTTTTTGCAGTGCTCGTAAAGGCGTTGATGATGATTCTGTCCATTTGACGATTTGCCGCTTTAACAGCATTCACTACATAAGTGCTGTTTACATCGGTAATCATCTTGAGTTTGTCAAACGAATCAACCATTTGATTCAGGTCATAATCGCTCGGGAAAACCCAACGGCGGTCGGTGGGAGCATCAGTTCGTTGCTTCGGCGCGAAGCGAGAAGTTACCAACTGCATTTCGACTGCACCGAACTGATCTACTGGACTTGCTTGCTTGCCAACATGGCTCCCCATCATGACTTTAGAGGTAAATTTACCCCCTTGTGCCGCGAGGAGAAGTTGGATATTGGAACTGTACTGCTGTACAAAATGAGTAGGCAGATTTACAGACATGGTATGTCTCCTGATAATTGAAGAAAAAGTTTGCAACCTTTTAAGGCGGTCACATTCCTTGACTTGTCCTCATCAAGAGGGGTCTGACACTACTCTAATTGTCAGGGCTTTGGCGGCCTTCCTCGCCTTGGCTTGTCTGGTATCGCAGATATTGGATGTGGGTCAAATCCCATATCCATAAGTTTGCGATAATGAACATACAACTTTTCTGAGATTATTTCAACCTCTTTTTCTCTGTCCTGAACAGACGGACTGACAAGCGTTGCCGCCAACTTCAAACATTCAAGTGCCGGGTTGTCGCTCATTGCAGAAATCCGTGCCAACGATCCCATTCGGCTTTGGCGCTTGCGTTGCCCGCTATAAGCTTTGCCTGAAATTCCTTGTCATTTCTGGCATTATTGATTTTTTCCCTTGCCATTGCTGGTGTCATGGCCACATTCCCACCTGAGCCTTCGCCATCAACATACTTGTCTTCACCAACCCGCTTACCGATATTTGCCATCATTTTCATGGTATCGGCGAATCCAATGGATTGCTTCAATTTATCTATCTTCTCTGAAGTCAACCCCAATGCTCTGGCGGCAGTAAATGCCATATTCATTTCCTGCTCATAAGCTTGCCCCCATTCTTTTTTCAGTGCATTGTTTTCTGCGGTTATAGCCTGGTTGTAGGCTTCATTATGTTTATTGATTGTTTGAGTGGCAAACTCATTATTCCATTCAGCAAGTGCCTTCGCTTGCCTTGCGGTAATGCCAAGTTCATGAAATTTCAACTTGGCTGCTTCCGCGAACGCAGGATCAACATTTTCCGGTACTGGAATTTCATATTTGTTTGATTCTACAGGGCGACCAAGTTTATTGTAAAACTGATCTATCTCGTGCTTATCACCTTTGTCAAAATCCGGCAACCGCAGCAATTTGTCAGCCGGAGTCCCTACAAATTTCTCAAGTTGCTTGTAGGAAATGATTGCATCAATCGGGGTATTCCATCCTTTATTCCTGACGAATCCTGTAATATCTTCCGGCGCATCTGTAAGCCAGCCAATCGTATTTGATGCGGATACAGAATTGGTATCGATGGATGTTGCGGCGGTAGTATCAGTGCTGGCGGTAGTATCAGTGCCTTGTCCGGATACTGCGGGGGCGGTAATATCAGTCATTGCCTTCCTTTCGTTGTGATGGAATGTGAATATTCGCAAGCTGTTCCTCAGTGAGCTTTAAATGCTCCATGATTCGCAGCCATACCTCACGCCGTCCTTCCATTAGCGCACTCACTCGCTCATCAGGATGGAAGCATGATTGGTTTGCGCGACAGAACCGCGCCAAATCCTGCAATACGGCATCGCCCGCAACGCCGGTAAAGGCCAGCTTGTATGCGCGTTGCCGCTGTGAAAGGTAGTTCCTTGCTTTCTCGATTAGATTCACTCTGTCAATTTCCACCAAGCGAAGATGAAGCCGTGAAAGCCGATGATCCCGACAACGGCAAGCGGCAGGTTATGCGTCGTCATGCCGTAGAACATTGCAACGAACATGGTTGCGACCAATACCGAGAACGTCTTGTCAACCAGGTTCATGCCGGTGCACCCACTCCCTGCTTCATCATGGCCGCAATAGACGGGGCGGAATCAATCAACTGCTGCGTTGCCGCTTGCTGTTGCCGTCCTTCGCGGATTGCCTGGATGGCTTGCGGATCGTTGATGAACCGAACCGGCATTGCATTGATATCTGCCAACTCAGGAATAATCTCGTCAAAGTTGAAGTGATCGAACACGGCAGGATTCTGCGAAGTCGCGGCAATCTCGGCGGCCCATTGAATCGTCCGCATCGTGCCAGCGCCTTCCTCTGCCTTCTGTGCTCTAGACAATGGCGAGTCGTATTCGATGCGGTACTCGCCCTCGGCTTCCCGCAACGACATCGGCAATGGCGGAATCTTTCCCTGCCGCATGAGCAGATCAATCTCGCGTTCGATCATCGGCCCGAGCAGTTCTGACTGTTGCCGTCCCATCGTCGGAGCCAGCAATGCGCCCTTTTCACGCGCACGCTCCATTACTTCCGTCGCCGTCATCTGCGGTGTATCGACAAGAATCTGGAACAACGTGACAAGGAAAGCATCATTGATGACCGCGCGTTCGTCATTCATCATCTCTTGCGCGATGGCAAGATTGCCAGTCGGCAACGGATGCACCAGAGGACGGCCTTCTGCAGATACGCCGCCATAGTTGATGGCCCCAGCCTTCAAGCTGAATGAATCCAGCACCCCATCATCGAAGGCCAATAGGACAGGATCGACAATCCGATGGCCCTGCTTGAGAATGGTTTTCTTTTCCTCGTTCAGCGTCTTGATCGCCGGAAGTACCATCATGGCCGGACTGCGGCCATAGGTTTCGCCAGGTGTCGTCACATAGCGGCTGATCGGGAATGGGAAAGTGTTGTAGCCGCCTTCTTGCAGCAACGCAGCGCCTTCGCGCACAACGTAGGCGGAATAGAACTCCATGCCCTTGAAGTCGATGCGGCCCTCGATCTGGTCGGTATTCGGGCGCACGCAATGGATGACTTCGTATTCCTTGTCCTGATTCTTGTCTGCAATATCGGTGATCTCTTTCGGAACCTTGTCGCCAAACTTCTGCATCAACTGCCGCGCATTCATGTTGAAGATGCGATATGCGGTATCGACAATGCCTTGATGGTTCTCGCAGAAATAGATTTCACCAAGGAAAATGGACTTGTAGCGTATGCCATCATTCCCGCGCTTCGTTTGCAGATCATCGACGAACATGATCCCGGAACCGAAGGCACCGAGGGACATATAGCTTTCGTGGATTTGCGAAGCGAAGTTCGCCTTGGGACTGTAGCGGTACTTGAACAGCAGCCGATTGACTTCCTCGAACCAGAGCCGCGTTGCGCGATCCTTCATCAGATCGGGATTGCTCGACTTCAGGTGATGCCACGTACCTTGTCGCGGCGTCAGCGTGGATTCCATTGCCGAAGAGAAGCGCGTCAGGGCGATTGATGCCGTCGAATCGAATACTTCCTGTGTGCGCTTCTCGCCACCGATAACGAAACCGCGCCCCTGAAACAGACTGCTATAATTCGGCAAGACTCGTTGCGCGACTTCTTCCCAATGGCTTTCCCAATTGGCGCGCTTGCCGCGCAACTCATCCGTGCGCTTGATGATCGCTTCGGCAGTCTCGTTATTTGGCTTCATGGCTTACGAACCAAGTAGGCGTCTCCGCGCTGTCTGCGCAGTATCTTCTTCTTCCTGCGCCAGCATTGTGCTAGCTCTGCCCTCGGCGGTAGCGCGGCGTCTGCGCTCATCGGAGGCGGCGGCATTGACTGCGGCGGTATCGATTGTCGGAGCGGGCGGCGGCGGCGGCGG